TTACTTTTAACTGATTACATAATATCATTTCATTTATATTCATATTTTTAACTTCCATAAAAATATTTTTATTGCATATATTTGGATATCTATTTCTAATTTTTTCGGGAATTATAAACTGATTTTTTTCTTTTATCTCCTTTACCTTTTTTTCAATATTGTTTATAAAATCTTGAATATAATAGATATCATATTTAATACCTCCCTCATTGCTCTTATTGCTTTTTTCCTCATTGCCCTTTTCCTCATTGCCTTTTTCCTCTCGTTTTTTTATTCTTTTGTTCCTATCATAATTATCATTTTCATTTATATTACTTAATAATATCTTTCCCGATGTAAACTCGCATTCAGATATTAACTGTTCAAATGAATATGCAGTCATCTTATGTGCTTCGGCCTTTGCGTCTAATTTAAAGTAGTTTATAAGTGATAATATTAGTGCATTTAACGCTGTTGCACCCGCCACAGCCTTGGAAGCAGTACTATTATCACTATAAACACCACTAATTACAGATGATGCAGATGAAATGACTATAGCGGGTAACATCATTCTATATAGATAATGTTCACAATATGCTTTTGCTTCCAAGTATAATAATTTTTGGCCTTTAAGATATAATGAAATAACATTTAATGCTGATGATAATTTACCATCATTATAACCAAATTTATTATACATAGTTTCACAAACATCTTTATAAAAACGATATGGTATAATTTTTTTTCTACATTCCATTGGCAAATAACTTTCATCTATTTCGGGTATAAAACTACTTATATCTTTTTGTTCTGCTATTTTATTAATACCATTACAATGTATATCCTTAAAATAATCTCCTGCTCCTACATCCAATCCTGCTCCTAACCCTTCCCCGTCTCCATCCATACGTCTTTCTAATTCAATTGTATTATTAACATCATCAATATCAACAATAACATCATTATCAACATTATCAACATTATCAGTCATTACTATAATTTAAGTGTAATAAAAAATTAGATTATATTTATAAATAAACTTACAAATAAAATTTACATCAATCTATAAGCATTCTTTGTTTAAGCGATTCAATAGAAAAGTGGATATTTTCAACTGGTACAAAATTATACATCAAGTCAAAACGTTCTGGTTCTTTGTCAAATAGAATATGCGCTTCCTTACCTGCACCAATTGAATAACCTAATTCTAAATGCGCAGATTTACCACATGGCATTACCATAATAACAATATCCGACGAATCAATATGTCTTTTATCAAATTCAAAATTATTTCTGGCAGCGTAACATGTTAGTGCTTCTTTATAATTCCAACCTCTATGTTTAGCATAATCAAATAAATATTGGTCTGCTTCAGGACCTGGTGTTATCCATTGGTCAAAAACATCATATTTTGGTCTGAGATGTTGCGCTATATCTGGAATATTACTATTTTTTAATGCACCAATAATATATACTTTTGGTTGTTGAGTCATGTTTACTTATATACTATAACTAATACGTACTTATATATATTTTTTATGTATTAGTTATATTGGTATACTGGTATATTAGTATATTGTATCTATTTAGCAATTTAGTATATAAACTAAAATAATTTATAAGCATAGTTTATAGTTATAAATTGATAGATATGGACAATGTAGGGTATATAGGCAATGTAAGGTATATGGACGATGTAAGGTATATGGAAAGTGGAAAGTATAGTGAAAGTAGGCACACTGAAGAAACCAATAGGTCATGCTACCATTTTGAAAAGATATATTTTAATAACAGTAAAGATATTTTATTAAACATAGATGCAACGTATATAATCCACTTGGAGAACAATGGGCGTTTAGATAGCGTAATGAATCAGTTAAACGAGTTTCGGCCGACTAAAGAGGTATTTATACTACATAATAAAGGTTATAAAAAATGCGATAAAGATGGATATATAAATAAACCTGCATTAGATCTTATAGATGCATTTTTATATATTTTTAAAGATGCACAACAAAAAAATTATAAACATGTATTGGTTTTAGAAGACGATTTTATTTTTAGTAATAGGATAAAAGATAAAAAAGTGCAACAACATATTATGAACTTTATAAATAGAGAGAAGTATGATATATATGCACTTGGTTGTATACCTGCTTTACAAAAAGCCTATAATAATAATGTAAGTATAAGTTTATACGGAGGAGCAACTCATGCTATGATATATTCTCGTGATTGTATTGATAAAACATTGCAAATAGATAGGAAAAGTATTACAGATTGGGACGGTTTTACTGGACAAACATTTAGAAAATATATGTATAATGAACCATTATGTTATCAACTATTTCCAGAAACAGAAAATCAAAAATATTGGGGTAAAAATGTAGTTGGAATAATAAAATTGTTAAAGTTAGATACACAAGTTGAACCAGGATATAGTATTGCGTACATCGCATCAAGGGGAGTATACGGGTTATGTATTATTTTAGTTGTATGGCTTTTTATAACTGTTTTTAGAATATAATCTAAATAAATTAATTTATAAGTATAGTTTATAGTTATAAATTCATATATATGGAAAGTGTAAAGTATATAGAAAGTGATAAAAACAATGGGTTATGCTACCAATTTGAAAAGTTAGAATTCAAAAATGCTTTATTAGATATAGATGCAACTTATGTAGTACATCTGGATAACAATGGGCGTTTAGATAGTGTAAAAGCACAGTTAAATGAATTTAGGCCCACCAAGGATGTGTTTATACTACATAATAAAGGTTATAGGACGTGTGAAAAAGAGGAATATATAAAGACACCACCACTAGATCTAGTAGATGCATTTTTATATATTTTTAAAGATGCACAACAAAAAAATTATAAACATATATTGGTTTTAGAAGATGATTTTATTTTTAGTAATAGGATAAAAGATAAAAAAGTGCAACAAAATATTATGAATTTTATAAGCAATAAGAATTATGATGTATATGGTTTAGGAACTTTACCAATTATGCAAAAGGTATATGATAATAGTACAAATATAAATATTATAGGAATAGGTACACATGCTATGATATATTCGCGTGAATGTATTAATAAAACATTACAAAAAGATAGAAAAAGTATTAAAGATTGGGATTATTTTACTGGTACAACATTTACAAGATATATGTATAATGAACCATTATGTTATCAACTATTTCCAGAAACAGAAAATCAAAAACACTGGGATAGAAATATATTTATTTTGACATTATTACATATAATAAAACTATTAAAATTAGATGTACAAGTTGAACCAGGATATAATACTATGTACATAATGTCAAAAGGGTTATACGGTTTATGTGTTATTTTAGTTGTATGGCTTTTTATAACTGTTTTTAAGGTATAATGTAATTTATAATTTATAAGTATAAATTATATTTATAAATTCAAAGGTAGATATGGAAAGTGGAACATATATAGAAAATGGAAAAGCCAATGAGTTATGCTACAGATTTGAAAAGATAGAATTTGATGGACATAGTGCACTATTAGATATAGATGCAACATATATAATCCACTTGGAGAATAATGGGCGATTAGATAGTGTCAAAGAACAATTAAACAAGTTTAGGCCCACTAAGGATGTATTTATATTATACAATAAAGGTTATAGGAAGTGTAAGAAAGAGGAATATATAGATAAACCACCATTAGACCTTATAGATGCATTTTGGCACATTTTTAAAGATGCACAACAAAAAAATTATAATAATATATTGATTCTTGAAGATGATTTTATGTTTAATGAAAGAATAAAAGATATAAAGGTGCAACAAAATATTATGAATTTTATAAATAATAAGAATTATGATGTATATGCATTGGGACTTTTACCGTTTTTACAAAGTGCATATAATAATACTACAAGCATCTGTTTACTTGGTGGAGGTACACATGCTATGATTTATTCCCGTGAATGTATTGATAAAGTTTTACAAGATGATAAGAGAAGTATTAAGGATTGGGACCTGTATATAGCAACAAAATTTACAAAATATGTATATAATGAACCACTATGTTATCAACTATTTCCAGAAACTGAAAATCAAAAACATTGGGAAAATGATATTGGCGTAAGAACACAAAAATATACGATAAATAAACTTAAATTGGATACACGTGCTGAACCAGGTTATAGCATAATGTATTTCATATCAAGAGGATTATATGGTTTATGTATTATTGTGATTGTATGGCTTTTATTACTGATTATAAATTATAAAGGTTATACGTGAACCACATCAAAAACAATTTTATGTATATCTTTAGACAGTATTTTGGGAATAGTTTTTATACCTGCAAATTTACTATTACTAACATTCATCTTATCAAATAATGTTTTAGTATCATATTTCTTAACAGGGGGATTTAGGTTCTGTTGTATAATTGTAGTCTCTTTCTCATTACTGTCTACAATAAGTGCAACATGTCCATATGGAAAATACGTTTTTTTGTATTTCCAAAAAATAATAGAACCAGGTTTTAGGTAGTATGAATACGATTTTGTATATGGATATGAATATGTTTTTAATCTGTATATATCTTCACTATTTTCTAATGTTTCTATTACATTAAAAAATTCAACCGCGTCTACAACAGATGGAAATGAAACATTCTTAATTATTGAAAAAAATCGTCTAATCAATTCAACGCATTGAAAAGGTAATCCATATTTGGTTTTATGTTTTTTACCCGTCTTGCTTATAAAAATATCAATTTTGTTTACATCAACTTTCTTTACATCAACTTTTTTTACACTATATCTTTTATTATTATTATTATTATTCATATAATTAATATTTACAAAAATGTTTTTAATTATGAAAGTTACATCGTAATATAGGAACGCGACAAAAAAGTAAATATTATCTCAAGGACTTTATCTATATTACCAAATTCTCTCAACGTTCCCTTATCATAACAGGGTCGGATAGAAATGCCCAACTTATCAAACAGCTTGTGTACAAGAATGTGACATGCCTTTTTGATGTAGTTGCGGTCCGCGATGTAAGTAAGACAATCCGTCATCACAAAATTTCTCACACTCTTGAACATTTCCTTCAGTCTGTGTGTTTATTATGTATTGTAAAGGATATATTGGAAGGTATAATAACACACAACATGATTTTTTGTGTTTTATTTATAAAAATATTAACTTTGTTATATGGAAGTATTATAAACTTTTGGTAGGTCTGTAGGTATAGTTATAGTCATAGCAAGTTTATATAATTTATACATAACACGTTCAAAATCATCAACGCGTATATTCCACTCACCAATCCTTACAAAACCCGAATAATCATAATCATCAATTAATATTTTTCTACAATGATTATTAACTTGGTTTGTTAATTCAAGACTAGATACAGGAATAGTAAAAGTTGATGAATATTGAATCATTGTATATTTATCAATATATTCATTTGCAACTGCTAAAACCAATGCTTTTAATGGAGATGAATCCATATTGGTTATCTTCTGTTGTGCTAACTTTTGCAAATTATTTATAAAATCTTTTCTTGCTTTCTTAGTATCTATTATATTCATGGTTATGTTTAACGTTATTATATATTCATTTTTTTATTATTTTTATGATATATTATAAAGGTTAAAATATAGTTATACACATAGATATAGATATAGCAATTATGGATATAAGTAATAGTAATAGCAATAAATTTAATTTGGATATATTAACAAAGTTAGGTACACATCATAAGAAAATTATGGAAATGGTTAGAAGTAATATTAACAGTATGAATACAAATAAAGAATTATATAATTTTGTAAATAACTATTTAACAGAACATTCTATAAATAAAGCATTTCCAATTGGTATTTCTATTAATGAAATTATTGCTCATGATTCATATCATAAAGATAATAAGATTAAGTTTAATGATGGTGATCTAATAAAAGTAGATATTGGATTGGAAGAAGATGGAAATATAATTGATAGTGCAAGAACCTTTATATACACGCCCCAATCCAGCCCAAAAGTCGATAGGAAAGAGGGGGACATAAAGGCCGTCGGGATATGCCGTGAAATTGTTAAAAATGTAGAAACATTTATTAGAAATGAATATGCCACTAATAAAAAAATTAATATACAAAAGATATCAAGTGAAATTTATAATAATATAACTGCCAATGGTTATCATGCATTAGATTTTTTAGGAGGTCATACAATAGAACATGGTAAGGTGCATGGTAAAAAGTTAATTCTTAATAAACCATTAACCCATTTACCTGAACAATGTAAATCATTTATAAATCCAGATGATGAACTTGTTGAAGGCGAAATGTTTGCAATTGAAGTATTTATACCAAATAAAAAAACAAATAGCTATATGATGCAAAATGATAAATTATTAATAACACATTATGAATTGAATGATAAATTGATTGAGATAGAAGGGGGGATAGAAGGGAAAGGGGACGTATTAAAGGATATTGCTACTATAACCAAAAAATTACCATATGAATATCGTATACATGATAAATATGATAAATATATAATAAAGTCTCTAATTACTAAAGGATACATTAAAAAACATTTACCACTACAATGGGTAGATAAAGATAAAAAAAATATTAAATACATCCATTATGAAGATTGTTTTATTATTGACCCTGTTAAAGGTATTGTTAACCTAAGTATAATAACACAATAACACTATCGTGTTATTTTGCCGACGCTCAGTTCGTGTTATGAATAACATTTGCAACCCAATTCTGCTCCTCATATCCTATTGTTAGGCGTATGTCTAAATTATTATCAATTATTTGCAACCTCAATTTGACATTTTCCCATAATAAACACCATTTTTCATACGTGTAGATGTAATAGTATCTATCAGCAACCACCTTCTTATTTTTACGGTTTATTTGTACTGTATCTTTTGCACCATCATCAATTTTATTTTTATTCCATGAAACAATGTTATCTCCTGCATTAGGAAAAGAGCGTGGTTTAGAAGTTGTAAATACTGTACCACAACTATCAGTAAAACTTTGTTCAAAAGCCCAAGTTGTAAAAAGCGCACGTCCTCCTTTTTTAAGTAGAGTTATACATTTGGTTATAGTATCAATACGTTCTTCTTCAGTTGGTAAATGATGTATAACTGCAATACATAATAAATAGTTAAAATGATTAGATGGATATAATCTGTCAATATTTTGTGCAAGTTCTAAAGAGCAGTTATAACCTTTACTCCCAACCATATTTACAAATACTTGGCATGAATCTAATGAATGTATTGCCTCTTTAGTAAATCCATGCTTGGATAAATAATCAAGATTTTTACCATTACCGCATCCTACCTCTATAACTGTTGTAGAAGCATCTAAATGAATATCATCAATAAATTGTTTAACGCATTTCCAAACATATGCTCTGGTTTTACTAAAATCATTTGCAATTATATCATAACATGAACTCATTTCCTATATGCTTAGAATAAAGTTTATGGTTTACAAAGTTTATAGTTTATATATAATCATCATGAAAATAAATCAATTTTTACAAGTGCATTATATAAAAACAAAATGTGAGTTTCACGAACTGAGCGAGAGCGAAATAAAACGTCAGTTTTATTAGTATATAAAAGTTGATATTTCAAAAATATAAAAGTAAAGAGATATATGTAAATATTGTAATGGATATCCAAGATAAAAAACAGATAACATTTATAGATTTATTTTGTGGCATTGGAAGTTTTCATTATTCATTTAGAAAAAATAATTGGAAATGTATTATGGCATGTGATATATCACAATCTGCAAGAGATAACTATTATAAAAATTATAATATATTACCTTTAGGAGATATATGTGAAATAGAACCAAAAAATATAAATAATTATGATATATTGTGTGCTGGATTTCCATGTCAACCATTTTCACAAATAGGTAAACATTTGGGATTCAGTGATGAAAGAGGAACTATGTTTTTTCAAATAATGAAATTTATTAAATATCATAAACCCAAAATTATTATTTTAGAAAATGTTCAGGCATTATTAAATCATGATAATGGAAATACATTTAGAAAAATTTATGATGATATTATAAAAGAAAATTATGATGTAGCATATAAACTTCTAAAATGTTCAGATTATGGTATACCTCAAATGAGAAAAAGATT